TGGGACATAGGACGGATTGTTGACATACTTTTCAAACTTTGCCACATCATGCTTTAAATACTCTTCTGCCTGCGCCTGTGTGATCTTCATTCCTTTATGTACGCCTGCTGTGTGACCGTACCCGATCGTCCACACACCTGCAGAACACTGATAGGCTATCAGCCGGCAGCCTTCAAACTGTTTAATAAGTGCAAGACCATCCTGTCCGATTCTTCTATTTGCCATAATTATTCCTCGCTTTCCTTAATCTCTGTTTTGGTGTCAAGCAATTTCTGTGTCACATCGAGTCCGGCAATTAAAAACTGCGGTACTTTCACGTTCATTTCTACCAGATTTTCCAAGATGCTCCGGATTTCATTTATCAAATATGTAGCAAGGGTAAACCATCCAAACAGCAGCACAAAGTCAAGCTGCACGCCTATGACCTCGCCCATTGCCACAAAGCAATTTGATATGAAAAAGGCAAGTCCAATTACAACCCAATACCATACCTTTTTAAAGATTCCCTTTGCGCCGATCGCACTGGACTCATTCTTTTTATAGAATCTTGCCTTGCAGTACCCGGTTGCATAGTCGATCACATTCAGGATCAGGAATCCGGCAAATAACAACCAGTACTCGCCGAATAGTGCCGCCCCGATTGTTGCGATCAGTCCATAGATCATGTTGATTTTGTCAAATTTCATAAATTTTTCCTCTCTTTCTGCCCGAAGGCTTGTTATTTAAAAGAGCCGGCTACACAACACATGGTCATGTAATCGGCTCTTAGGCTCTTGATTTTATTATATTTCTACATAGTTTTTCTTTTGTGCCAAGTTGTCCGCTTTGTTCGTAAAACAGCAGTTTAAAGAAATATTATACACAGACAGAGGTTGATAATATTATTGAAAAAAACAAGGTGAAATCCATTGTTATAGAGTTCGAAGGCATTACTACCAATGAAAGCAAAGCATTTTTCCCTAAATATACCTATTGGGGATATGTCGGCGGAAAAACCACTGAAATTGATAATTTAATAGCACAGGGGCACACAATTCTTGGCGGTTTTATCTGCGGCGGTCCACACAACGATGCCTCCATGGCTGGCAATGGTTCAGATAACATAGGTGTTATAGTCGGTTCAGCAACTTATTATAACGTCCCATATTCATTTTACGTTTTTTCACAAGCTTATCAGACAATAAGGATTAAGGTCTGCGTTTTATATATTTAATATTTAACACAGTTTTATAGCAGTTATCTTTGTACTGATCTGTCCAAATGTCACAGCTTTTGGTACTTTTATTAAAAATTTTAAATTGGTAATTGCCTTACCAGATATTATTTCATGCATGGTCAGCCACGTGCCACCGTTTCCGTTATTTGGGGCGGTGATTCCAATCACCTGATCGACGGTACTTTTTAATGATACAACATCCACAGTAGAACTTTCAGAAACCCAACAGTAATAATTTACCAGCCACGTTCCGGAATCAATAGATAATCCGTCCGCACCTGCATAACTCCATGTATCGGAGAAGTATTTATTAAATTCGTTACTGCTTACCTGACGGTATCCGGTATTGAACATGGTTTTGGCGTCGGATTTCTTTAAATATGTGTCTGGAATGCTATTACCATCGCGATCTGCATCAGCCCGACCAACACGTACAGCAGGATAGGTATCGTCAAGTTCATTATGCGCGATCAGATTAATTACTTTGTCGCCAGTATCAAAAAGTGGCATAAGAGTCCCTATAAGTCCAGACCAGTCACCTTTTACAATTTTTATATACGACTTATTTGTTAAACTGCTGTTTAACGATGATATCGCCCCTGTACAAGTACCATTCCCAATCTTAGAAATGTCTGTCGTTCCAAGCATTTTATAGAGATACCGCACATTCTTGAACATCTGTGACACCTTTTTTAAAATAGAAGAATGTTTTTCGCCACTTGATAATTTTGATACGCTTGTCCATGCTGACGCTGATCCGTCTGCCACATCACTACTCGTAAAAGCGGTTGTGTTCTCGGCTGTATCTCCACCGGTTGCCACTGCACCGACGTTTTCTGCTGTGAGTTCTACATTGCCCCTACGGAAAGAATCTTCATTTACACCTTTGATTCCGGTAACTGGAGTTCCGGCAAGCACATCCCACTTATCATCTGATGTTTTATAGATATTTGCACCAGTAGGAATGACGTTACCGGCTCCTTCTTTAAATTCATCCGTAGTGGTAAATTCATCTGAAATGTTGTACATCCAACCAGAGTTAACATCTGAAAGTGCCGGTAAATCTGCAAAAGCTACCGTTCCATGTGGCTGCAATCCACCTTTAAGACCTTCGGACACGTCTTTTGACTGTTCATAATAGTACTTTGCATTGTCAGAATCCTCGCCCTCTCTGCTCCCGGTACCACCCACGGCATAACTCTGTGCTTTAGTTGCACTATCTGCTGCAGATTCGGCTTTACCGATGATCTCTGTTGCTTTCTGCGTTGCGATTGTGGCTTTATCTATGGCGGTACTGGCGGACTGGCTGGCAGATGCCGCTTCACTTGTGGCTGTGGCTGCAGACTGACTGGCGGATGTCTCACTGGCTTTTGCGTTAGTCTCGGATATTGCTGCCGCCGTGGCTGACTTCGCCGCTGCTGTCTCTGACGCTTTGGCATTGGTTTCGGATGTTTTTGCCGCTGTTTCACTGGCTTTTGCGGCATTCTCACTTGCTTTGGCGTTTATTTCAGACATTGCCGCTGCCTGCTGGCTTGACTCTGACTTTGCTACTTCCACCTTAATTTTTGCAAGATAGTTTGGCTCCAAGTGTTTTTCCTCGATGCTACCCTCTTTGACGGTGGCAGACACTTTTCCATCCTTATCAATATAAAAAGCTACCGTATCAGAATCAAGGAACTCATACTGTGTAATCAGTGCCGACAGGTCTATGTACTGCTTCGTACCATCGATCAGAGTCAAAATAATCTGCTGTGTAGTCGGGTTATAATCGAAGTTGATTGCGATTTTCTCCATCTGTGTATCAATCGTAATCTTGGATCCGTTCTTTTTCGTGATTGTGATAATTCCCGTCGACTCCTCGAACGTCACATCCGCAACAAGGGTTGCCACTTCTGCCTTGGTTGCTTTTGTGGTATCGAGAGTGATTACACGATCATCAATGATATCAATCGAGCCATCCATTCTATTGAGGTTTCTTTCATTGACCGGTGTTTCATCACTCGGGTAATTCTCCCAATTAATATCAATATGCGCTTTATTCATGATCCTCACTCTCCCTTTCCTTTGCAAGCTTCATTTGTTCCCGCTCTACTGTAACCTGCCTGTTTGCCTCTTCCTTGATTTGCCGCAGAATATCCTTAAACACCAGGTACTTAGCTTCGATTGGGACATCCTCACACAAATTTGCATAATTTATAATGTCGTTTTCAAATTCCCGAATTTTTGCATTTATCATAGATTTTCCACCTTTTCCTTTAACTGTTCTATCTCGTCATGCTGCAACTGCACTGTGGCAACCAGATCAGCAATCAGTTCCGTATATTTCAGTCCGTAATACTTTTTCCCATTGCTGTCTGAAAACGTTTTTGGACAAATATTCCACCCTTTTTCCGCTTTTTTCAAAACATCCTGTGCAATAAATCCATGATGGAACCCATCTTTTTCAAAATTATAACGATACGATTTTGCTCTTAAAGAATAAATAAACTCAGATGATTGCTTTTTGCTTAAATCTAAAATTGTGTTTTTTATTCTTTTGTCAGATCCATTAATTACTCCACCTCTGAATCCACCTACTCCGGTATCTCCGTCTAAATGGATCATCATGTGGTCATTATCGTTTGCGCCTTTATGCAATGAAACCTGATTATATTGAACCGTACATTTATGAACAGGACTTTCAAGCGTTCCTTCCACTGTTCGAAATCCATCCGTTCCCATCTGTACAAGTGTTCCACTGCGTTTAAATTCAATAAGGTTTTCTACAGACTCTTTCGCTTGAATATGCATATATCCCCCGGTCATTTCCATAGAACCTTTTAATTCAAGCAGTTTTGCTTTAATTTTGATGCCCTCGGCTGACTGGTTGATTTCTGAAACAACACTATCTCTTGTAACTTTGCTTTCGATCCCCTTTGATGTCTGCGTAATCGCACTGGACATATTGGATGAAAGCTGCTTAAGCGTGGTTATCAATGTCCATTTATATTTACCGCTGTTAATTCCGCCATCCGGATCGCAGCCATACAATTTTCCACTATCCTGATCTAAAAAACTGCGTCCATTATATTTGGATGATGCAGGGTAAGTATCTTGGGGTTTTCCAAAACCATAATAATTAATATCATGGCCATCAATATTCCATGCCTTCAACGAAGCACTGACTTCTGACCGTATCTTAGTTGCAGTTACCTCTATCTTTCCGGACAAATCGCCCTCTGCTTTGCTTGCTCTCGTAACTTCCGCTGTAATCTTGTCCTCATTAATTTTAATAGCTGCTGCAAGTTCAACTTCCTGTCCCTGTGCCCTTTTAACTTCTGCTGTAATACTGCTCGCATTTTGCGTGATTCTCGATGATAAACCATCCGTTGTATTTTTAACTTCTGTGCGAATTTCGGTTGCGGTCTGCGTGATCTGTGACTGCAATCCCTTCTCAACATCAGTTATCGTGCTCTGTGTCTTTTCAATGGTTCGCTCCAACACATTGCTCTTGCCTTTGAGCTTTAAAATACTTTTCTGTATTCCGTTCGCCCCGTTTGTCCGGTACTCTTCCCCATCCGCTTCCAAATCATCACGCAAAGCCTGTATACCTTTCAGGGTTCTTTTCAGAATATAGGACTCAATCAGTTCATATCTGGTCGGCAACCGCACTGCATCCCCGACCTCAAGACACGGATTTCCTTTGCAGTCCGCTGTAAACGGGCGGTAAACAATCCCTCTGATCTTGGAAAGGATATTTTTTGCAATGCCTTTCAGTTCTTTTGTGCCTTTGCCATATACAAGAAAATTATCCTCGATCACATAAGCATTGTCTCCAGTACCTACGATCACGCCGATATCATTCTTCTGCTCCCGGATCTGTAACTTATTGATTGTTTTAACAAGAAAATCTTCATACTCAGCCGTTATATATAAATCCTTCCCGATACGGTTGCTTTTCGGATCTCTTGGGAACAAATCATCTGCCGGATAAAGATCGTTTCTCGGATAAAGTCCCTGTATATTCTGCTCCAGATATATATAATGAAACTTCCCGTCGCGCCCCATGTGCCCCATGCAGCCATTGATCTCACAAATGCAGGACAACACTTCTTTGCCGCTCATAGATTCGCCTATGGTGCTCGATTCCTCTGTATCAGAACTTGTCTCACTGGATGGCGTGACCGCAACTGTTTTTTCAATAGACATGTTGTCATTGATAAGATCAATGTCAGCCTGCTCAATCCCGAAGTGCTTAAAAAAGCTGTCCCGGAATTGCTTCATTGTGACCGGATCATAAACTGTAACAGTCGTAGTTTTTCCATCTTTATCTTTTTGCTGCTCTTTATGGGATGGAAAGACAGTGTTATACCATGCTGCCACATCTGCATTTAAAATGTCATAAAGGGCATCATATGCCACTACATCTCGGTATTTTCTGTCAGCAGTCGGCGTATCGGAATAACCTTTGAATCTTCCTATCAAAAAGGGTTGATCTGTGTGCCCGTCAATTATCATCCTGATGGTCATCCATCTCCCTTTCATTGGAAGAAAAATATTTGATACCTTGAATTTTACAGATCCGGCTTCGACAGCACCAAAAGTCAATTCAGACTGTGAACACAGGCTTTCTGTTAATTCAAACTCTTCCTCATGAAATTCTGTATTTGTGATATGGATTTTCCCATCATCGGAAATAATTTCAAGCTGGACATCAACGCTATTCTGTTTAAATAAATCAGCATATTTAAAATCAATCATCCAATTACACCTCCATATCCGATAAATGCCAGCCGGAATGATCCATACTGGACTGTCCATTCATCTGCATAATCTATCTGATACTCCACGTCGGGCATATAGCAGTACATCGTTACATAATTACCGATTTCTGGCATCCATGCGGTAACAAGCGATTTCTTTTCGATTGCATGGGAATATTGGGATCTGATGTTATCCATCAGTGCACGCAATGCTTTCTCATCTATATCTCCCGGCGTTTCCCATTCTGTTTTAATTGAGACATTGCTCAATGCCTCCCGGTGCAATACTCCGTTCGCATCCCGGTAAGAATCAAGATCCTGTCCCTTGATCCCACATTTATACTTCTTTGCCTCTATATACCGGAAAGGAACTGTGTAATTGCCTACTTTTATTAAAAATCCGCTGTATGCCATTTATACGCTCCTCTCCTAAAAGTCAAATGCCGGACTTCCGGTTCTCCGGTAATAGTCGTTTGCCTCTTCCTTTACAATTTTGAAAATCTTTCCTTCGTCCGCTACGATCCGCACCGTCTGCACGCCTTTCATCTCACTTGCAATCATTTCTGCAAGCGGCTTCATGTAAGACAGGTTATTTTCGAGCGGAAGTACTGCTTCGCGTCCTGCTTCTCCGATGTTTGCGAGAGTGCTGCCGGTTGTGATACCGCCGTTGGCAAGACGTGGGAGATTTACATTTGGAATTGTCGGGATGCTAGGATGCCATGAGCCTCCTCCTAAGAAATCCGGAACATCAAAACCGATACTATTAAATCCGTTCGTTAATGTGTTAATTCCATCAATGATTTTATTTACCATTGTTTCTATAATTTTTATAATTCCATTTGCTCCATCTTTAACGAAATCTCTTGCAGCATTCCATGCCCCCTTCCAATCTCCATTAATAAGTGCTGTGACAATTTTTATAAGATTTTCTGCATTTTTCAGCACGAAACTAATGCAATCTAAAATGATATCAACTGCTGCTGAAACAAATCCACTTACTTTTTTTGCAATGTCAGATACTTTCGGTGCAAGAGTATTCATTAGCCATATGATGAGAGGCTTTAACACTACTTCCCATAAAGTTTTTATCAAATCTATGACCGCCCCTAATAATCCCATCAAATTGTCTATAACAGGTTTTAGATGCTGTTCATACGTTTCAGTTACTAATTTCGCAATATAATTCAGTACTGGTTGAATATATTCATCCCATAACTTCAACGCTTCTGCCATTATCTCTGATAATCCGTCTCTTACGGAATCGAAAAAAGGTTTTAAATGCTCATCATATAAAGCTGTAAGTCCATCTGTTATTTGTCTTACAATATCACTCAGAACACCTGTTATCTGCTGGATAAATCCAAGTAGATTATTCAAAGTGTTCTTAATACTCTCGCTATTATCTGAAATTGGCGTTACGAGAATATCTAACATGTCTCTGACAAACTTTAAAGCAGTTTCCGTAATAAAAGAAAATGCATCAGCAAATATCTGTATTAGATCCGCCGTAATTTGCTGTCCATTTTCATCTCCAAATACAGAAAAAATATCTGCAATTGTTTCAAATGCTTCAGCTATGAGTGTTGTAATGTCGGATGATATATTAAAACAATTAATCAAAAACTGTTTTATTCTTCCAGAGTTTTCTTCAAGATAGCTATTTAATCCCCCTAAAAAGTTTTCTGCAATAGTTGTTCCAATACTGATTACAGACGCACTAATACTGCCAAGAGACGTTACAACGGTCTGTGCAAAATTATCTGCTGCGCTCAATACACTTTTGTCAGCAAAAATATCAACAAGCGATTTTCTTATACCCTCTAAACTTTTTTTAATGTTTTCAACCTGTGAGTCAACATCTAAATTATTCCAAGAAGTTTGAAACCCATTAATAAAATCATCTTTTAACTTTTTAAGATAGTCGAAAAACTTCTTATACTTACCTTCAAGCTGATCTATAACACTCTCCTGAGTTGACGTATCAAATGGTTTTATTTCCGTTCCACCGGTGCCACCAGATCCACCAGACCCACTGCCAGACGTCTGATTTTTCGATATAACATTCAATTCATCAAAGGAAGCAAGCGCGCCTTTTGCCTTCTTTGCAGCGTTCGATACAGAGTTTGCATAGTCATCCATAGAATCTGCTGCATCAGAATATCCATCAGCAACATCTTCCGCAGCCGACGCCGTTGTACTCATCTGCTGCATTTGAATGCCAAATATTTTTGACATAATCGCACTGATTGTATTTGCAACATTAATAAGGGCAGCAACAATTTTATTTAAAAATTGGACAACCGGTGTTAATACTGTAATCAGTCCATTTCCAATGATACCCATGAATTCTTTCCACTGTTCAGACAAAATTCTTGTCTGATTCGCCCATGAATCCTGCGTATCTATAAAATCATCACCTATATAGGATAACTGGCTCATAACATACTGATAACGAAGCATTACTTTCTCTGACTGTGACATTGCAGAATACGATTTTGTTATTCCCTGTTCAAGTGCAAACTGTTTCAAGTTTACCTCGGTCATGACAACGCCATACTGCTTGAGAGTTTCTGTTTCCCCTGTATATATGGATTTCAAGGCAATACTTGCCAGATCCTGTGATACATTGAAAAAGGATGCCATATTAGCAGTCAACTTTGTGAGTTCCAGAGCCATATTCTTAGCATCCTCAGAACTCGTAAGCATTGACTTTCCCATACTCATAAAAGTTGATCCAGTCTGATATGCCATTAATCTACTCATTCCAAGGTTCTTGATAGCAGATTCTGCCAATGCATCCATTTCACCGCGCATATTACCAAATGCTTTATTCACAACGTTGTCAACTTCTGTTAAGTCAGATGCAAGTTCAATCGCTTCTTTTCCGAATCTTATAAATGCAGTAGCTGATATAGCAAGTCCTAATGTTTTTGCAATTCTTCCAATACTAGACACAATAGAGTTTATTCCTGCGTTGAACTCATTTGTGTTAATTCTTGTATTGATTCTGATTTCTCCATCATACCCACCAGCCATATGCAATCCTCACTCCCTAAACTAATCCCAGTTCCTTTTCTGCTTTCTTCTTTGCTCTGATCTCTGCCATCATCTGATCGTATTCCTCAATCTTTGCTTTTTCATCCTCGGTATACTCTTTCTTTTCTTCCGGCTGTTCTAAGGCATACATTTCCTGTGCTTCCTTAATCGCCTGTCTCTCTTCCTTTCCCATCTTGGATGTGATTTTCTTCCTGCGGATTTCTATAACCTGTTGGAATGATGACTGCTTATAAGGCATGTTCCAGAGCAGACCATTGAACATCCACCAGTGCATATCATCCAAGGAGAGATCGATCCCATATATCTGCCGGAAATCTGCATAGATACGCCACTGGTCAATGTCGTAATCTACCAGCCTGCGGTTATCCTTTGATGATCCCGGCTTGTCATGAAACCAGCCATTTAGAAACCACTCCACACACTGGCGAAGATCATCCCCGTCCGGGTGCTCCCGTTCATCGAACAGCAGATAGATCAGTGCATCACTCTTCTCATACTCATTCAATTCTTTGTCATACTGCACAAGGAATACCTGTATGCCGATACGAAATGATGTATTAACCTTGTAACCGTTCCATTCCTCAGGCAGCGGATCAAGCATGACGTTAATCATGCCTGTGCTCCTTTTCTGCCGGAGTTATAGCGTTTTCTGGTCATCTCGTAACGCTTGCCGAAGAGCTTATTCATGACTGGGATGATCTTCTCGACAAATTCCACCAGTGACGTCTCATCCGGCGTGAAATCTCCATACACGTTTTTTACTGTGTCTTCCCCGAACAGACCGTCGATCTCTGCTGCAATCTGTTTCAGGTACTTCACCCGGATTCTGTTTGCCTGTAAAACCGACTCAACATCAACGTTGTCAGAATCTACCTCATCCTGTGCATGTTCTTTCTTCCATGCTGCCGCCTCTTTCTCACAGTTCTCGGAGATTCTTTCCAGTTTGTTGATGACCTGTCCGAATCGCTCGGCTGTGTCGGCATCTGCGACATTGATGCTCAACACGGTAATGACATCCCCGTCCTCATTTTTAATTGCAATTTTTCTGACACCACTGTCTAATACTAATTCTTCCATAAATTACCACCCTTTCAGAAATCGGGCAGGACTGAAAGGAACCCACCCGATTATGCTAATTTTTGATTAACACCGTTTATTATTTTCCTGATGTACCGGACGCTTTCGCCGCCCATGTAAATGTGCCATCACCGGCGATCGTGATCGTTCCAAGTTCTACCGCACCATTTCCGTTGATCTGAATCGAAGATGTCAGCGTATCGCCGCCGGAGCCGCCTGTGCTTGACGGGCATACCGTAACCGGGACGCGGATGCAATCGCCTGTATTTTTTGTAATGTCTGTTTTGTAATATCTGTAATAATATGTCTCACACTGCTTTCCAGTCGGGAACATTTTGAACATCGTGTCGATTGCAGTCTGCATATCATCAGACATGTAATCACGCTCCGGTGTTGTCGAAAACTCATATCCCTTTACCGTGTTATTTGCGTTTTTCATGTTGACGTACTGGGTTGACTCTGTATTCGGTCCCCAGTCCTCTGTGATCTCTTTGTAGCCATCGCCCATCTCTACGATCTTGGCTGTGCTGCCGATGAGAGTACCA